AGGAGGTTAAGCAATGACTAGAGTTGAAAACATCATGGCCACTAGTGTTCAAATGAACACTATGTCCGCTAATGAGTCTTTGAAATCATTGACTGCAGCTATCAAATCAACAACCGCGTCTTGGCGAGCACAGTATGCTCAACTGCGCAGCGTTGGCGATAATTTAAGTGCAGCTGAAGCTAAGTACAGAGGCTTAGGCAACTCAATCGATGCCTTGAAGTCAAAAATTGCTTACTTAAAAGATGAGCAAAGCAAGCTGGATACTACTACAGCATCTGGCCGTGATAGCTATAATCGCTACAATACACAGCTTGCAAATGCAACACGACAGCTGGCCAGCTTAACCTCTCAGCAAGAACGTGCCAAGAATTCACTAGATTACTACAAATCTGGCTTGAGTGGCCTGCAGACTTCATATCGTACGATCAATGAAGTCAGCATGTCTTATGTCAGCCGTCTGCAAGCAGAGGGCAAGACAGAAGAAGCTAACCAGCGCAAGATGATGCAGTATCGTGCTGCTGTTGAAAACCTGAGCAAGCAGTACAAATTGCAGGAAGATGAGCTGCAACGCATTGCCAGTGAATCAGGCAGAACCTCTGAAGCTTACCAGCGGCAAGAGGTCCGGTTAAATCAGACTGCAACTTCTTTGGCCAAAGCCAAGGGGGAAATGCATGATCTGAGCAGCTCTATGAGCAAGTATCAGACCAATTTAAATGGTTTGAAAGGCTCATATGAAACTATTAATAAGGTCAGCACGTCTTATATCAACCGTCTGCAAGCGGAAGGCAAGACAGAAGAAGCTAATCAGCGGCAGATGGCCGCCTACCGTGAGGCTATTGAAAACCTGAGCAAGCAGTATCGTCTGCAAGAGGACGAACTGCAAAAAATTGCGGCCACTGCTGGTAAATCATCTGAAGCATATAAAAAGCAAGAAGTAGCTGTTAATGAAACGGCTACCTCTTTAGCTAAAACCAAAACACAAATGAACGGATTGGCCGAGTCGATGGAAAAAGCCAATCCGTCTATTTTTGACCGGCTGAAGAGCAAACTGACCAGCGTAAATAAAGAAGCCGAACACAGCCATTCTTTATTCAAGACAATCTTCTCAGCTGGTGTGATCAGCAATGCTTTTACCAGCGGATTGTCAGCCGTTGGAAATGGCTTCAAGAGCTTGATCAGTTCCGGCATGGAACTGAATGAAACTACTGAAAAAATTAATGAACGCTTTGAAGCATTAGGCAAAAGTAAGTCTGGCATTAAAGCACTTGACGAACAGATCGGCTTTTTAAAGACACATACAAAGGCAAGTGGCGCTGAAGCAGCACAACTTTTGCAAACCACTAACAGAATGGCTGCTGGCAATACCCAAGAAGCGATCAAACTTGCTCATGGTATTGCCGCTATTGGCGATGGTGCCAAAGCCGGCGGCAAAGAAATGAACCAGCTTGCTGCTGGCATGACCAGAATTATTGCTTCAGGTGAAGTCACTGCTGGTACTTTCAATCGTGTAGCCAAAGCAGCACCAAACTTAGGACACGCTCTTGCTGAAGCGGCAGGTGTGTCCGAAAAGAAGTTCAATGAGATGGTGCAATCCGGCAAGATGTCGTCTGCCGACTTCATGAAGTATGTTGAAAAGGCTGGCCAAAACGGCTCGAAGACTTTCCAAGACTTCACGAAGACGCAGGAAGGCGCTACCTGGTACATGCAGCAAAGCTGGAATAGCTTGAAACAGAAGCTGACTGAGCCATTATTTGACGCCAAAACTTCTGGCATGACTCAACTTGCGGACTTGATGAACTCAAAACCAGTTCAACAAGGCACGCAGTTGCTTGCTGAAGGCCTTCAAAAGATTGCTAAATATGCAATGCAAGGTCTAGGCTGGATGGCCAATCACAGAAAAGACATTGTTGGTCTTGGCTCTGATTTTGTAAAAATTGCCGGGGATCTTGCTGTTGACGTTTGGAAAGACTTTGCCGGTATCTTAAACGACATTGCTGCTGCTTTTGGTTTAACGAGCAAAAAAGCCTCTGAAAGCAAAGATCCACTGCACCAGTTCAAACTGACGATGGACGGCATTGCCAAGCATCCGGCTGCAATCAAAAAAATTGCTGATGCTCTGGTGGCCATTGCAGCTATTAAAACGCTGACTCCGGTTGGCACAGGCTTATTGACCATTGCTTCTGGAGCCAAGAAAGCATATCGCTACACCAAAGCAGTTCATGCTGGCCTTAAAGGCGTGAGCGATTTCAGTGAATTTAAGGGCCCGGAACAGGCTTTTGCCAAAATGGCGTCGTCTGCTAAGGACACTGCCAGTCAAATCGCCGGTTTCTTTAAAAACGGCTTTTCGAAAGTTAAGTCGTATGCTTCTGATGCACTGAACGGCAAATCCTTTGGCGGTGCTATGCAAAGCATGCGCTCAGCTGGCGGCTTTAGTGGCTTAAATACGGCCGGCAAGATTACTACCGGCGTAACTGCTGGAGCTATTGCACTGGATGCTGGATCGTCTATCGTTTCAGCTATCAAAGACAAAAAAGGTTCAACCAAACAATATCAAGATGCCGGCAAAGGCATTGGATCTGCTATTGGCGGCGGAATTGGTATGTGGTTTGGTGGACCTGCCGGCGCAGCTATTGGCTCACAGATCGGCAAAATTGTCGGCGGTTGGGGCGGCAAAGCCGTTAAAGAATTCCAAAAAGGATGGCTTTCAAAAAAGCCGCCTAAAAACTTCTGGTCAATTGAAAATCTAGGCTGGTCTACTAAAGACGCATTCAGCAAGATGGGTTCAGGCATGAGCTCAGCTTGGAATAACGTCAAAAAGGGCTTTAGTAAGGGCTCTAAAGACTTCAGCAAGACTTGGTCCGGTTTTTGGAAAGGCGTCAACGAAAACAAGTACGTCAAAGCCTTCAAAAAAGGAAATGGCTTTTCGACTGTCTGGAAAGACATGGAGAAAGGCGTTAAGTCTGGCTCAAAGAAAGTTTCTAAAGGCTGGTCCAATTTCTGGAAAGATGTCACTAAGCAGTTCAGCAATGGTACCAAGAAGAATCAGACAACTCACAGCAACTATCTGAAAAAGCTGCAGAAAGAGTCGTCCGATCACAACAAGAAGAGTGCTAAAGACTGGCAGAAGCATTGGGATGACTCAGCTAAAGAAGTCCAAAATTGGTCAAAACGTACTAAGACCAACTATGAGCGTGGTATCAAATATCTGAAGAGCTCATTCCAATCCTACACACGCAGCGCATCGAAAAGCTGGAAAACTCACTGGAATACGCTGACCAAAAACGTAAGCAATTTCTGGACCAAGTCGCAGAAAGCATCTGAAAAAGGCACAAAGAAACTGCTGAAAGCAGTTAGCGATTATGCCAAGAAATCAAAAAAGAGTTGGTCAGATCACTGGCAAAACATTCAAAAAGGGATGTCAGAGTTCCATGACAAGCTGCAAGACAATAACGGTGACTTCTTTAAGACATTCCAGCAAGAAAGCAGCAAGTGGCTTGATCATGTAAAGAAAGATTGGTCAGACCATTGGTCAGCTGTTCAAAAGAATACTGCTAACACTTGGGAAACAATCCGAAAGAATTCAAACTCTTTTGGAAACAAAATGAATTCCTGGTTTAGCAGCTTTGGTCGAAAGTGGAAACAAGGCTGGCAGACGCTAGGCAATGGTGTCAGCAAGATCTGGTCAAACGCTTGGTCAACTATGCAAAGAATGGCCAAGAGCGGCATTAACAAGCTGATCGACTTCTTGAATGGCGGCATTTCTGCCATCAACAACGTTATCCACTTCTTTGGCGGTAAATCGAGCGCAATTGGCAAAGTTGGCCACTTGGCAACTGGTACTGGTTTCTTAGGTATCAGCAATCAGCGGCGGCCGATTACTAAGCCAACTCTGGCCGTTTTAAATGACGGCTACGATTCGCCAGAAACGAACAACAAAGAAGCCATACTGAGAAGCAACGGCAGTCTAGGAATTGTGCAAGGCAGGAATACGCCAGCCTTGCTGATGCCTGGTGATGAAGTTCTAAATGCATCAGAAACAAAGATGCTGATGCAGTTATCAGGCATTGAACATTTTGCTGGCGGAACCGGCTGGTGGTCAGACATTACCAAAACCTTTGGCAATATCGGCTCTTGGATTGGCAATGCTGCCAATAATCTGAAAAAGTTCTTTGATCTGGCCACAAAAATTGTTGCTCACCCTATTAAATACTTAGAAGGTATTTTCCACTGGGGAAGCGATTTTCCGGCTGGCGGCCTGGTCAAGACCATGGCACAAGCCGGTTTTAATAAAGGAAAACAGCAAGTCAACAGCTTCTGGTCAACGCTATGGTCAATGGTGTCTGGCCAACTTGATGGTGGCGGCGCTGAAGGCGGCCTGCTAGGTGCGGTTGAAAAGTATGGCCAAGGTAAGCCTTATGTATGGGGCGCCGCTGGTCCTAGTGCTTTCGACTGTTCCGGCTTGGTCATGTATGCTTTGAAGCACGCATTTGGTAAGAGCTTTCCTCACTATTCTGGCGCTCAGTATGCTGCCACAGTTCCGGTTAGCGATCCTCAACCAGGCGACTTAGTCTTCTTTGGTCCTGGCGGCTCTGAACACGTCGGTGTTTACGCCGGTAATGGCAAGTACTACTCAGCAATGTCACCTAGTTCCGGCATCGGCATGAGTGCTGTTTCATCCGGGCCTGGCAAGGCAAGTTACCGCCGAGTACCTGGCCTAAAAGGTGAAAGCTCAACCTCTTCAGTTAAGGCTAAATCTGGCTTAGAAAGTTTTGTCAAAAATACGGTTGGTTCTGGCTTCTGGAAATTCATCGGTAAGTTGGGCGACATGTTTGGCATTGGAACTGAAGTTTCCAATCCAAGCGGCGCTGGTGTAGCTCGGTGGGAACAAACCGTTATTAAGGCATTAAAGAAGAATGGCTTTTCGGCTACTCCATTCCAGGTAAGTTCCTGGATGAAGGTTATCCAGCGTGAATCTAATGGCAATCCTCACGCTATTAACAACTGGGATAGAAACGCTCAAGAAGGCCATCCATCAAAAGGGCTGGTTCAAACCATTCAGTCAACTTTTAATGCCTATGCTTTCCCTGGCCACCATGATATCTGGAACGGCTATGACGACTTGCTGGCTGGGATTAATTACATGAAACACAAGTATGGTTCTAATAGCTGGGCATTTAACCGTGTAGCCAGTTACGGCTATGCAAATGGTGGCATTGTCAGCTCAATGATCAACGCCAATTTGGCTGAAGACGGACTACCTGAAACGATTATTCCATGGGATATCACTAAACGCGCAAGAGCCTACCAGCTAATGGATAGAACTCTTAAAGCCTTTGGCAAGCAAGATAATCCAACAGGTCAATCTTCTTCATCAAATAGTTTAAGCGAGCAGACTGCTGTCGAGATCATCAAGCTGTTAACTCAGATTTATCTCGGTATTACAGGGATGCAAGATACTCCGATTGAGCTGCACAATGATGTCAAAATTGGCAATCGTACGATCGAAAAGATCAGTCAAATGGTTCGCCGTGATACTAGAGATCAAATGATTAGAAAGAAGTTGGGAATCAGTGGATTACGCTAAATTAACCTACCATGATCGCAATTCAGCTGATTTTGGTGCGAAAGTTAAGTGGGGCGACTCACTAGCCAGCCCCGCCCGCAGCATAACTGAGACGACTGTCCCTGGACAGGCGCCTTTTTTGTCTGACAATTTGACTTGGGACAACCTAGATCAAACGATCAACTTCATTGTTAATCGTCCAGCACAATATGATGACTGGCATGAATGGATGCAAGACTTTGTGACCTGGCTGCGGCCAAATCTAGTCAATGGTCATACAGTTTATGAGCCATTTTATTTTGACTTGGAAACTGATTATTTTTGGCTAGGCTATATCACTTCTCAAATTACCTTCACGCCATCAACTGACATATATGCCGAATACCATGGCACGGCAACAGTGGTTATTCACCGCCAGCCTTGGCTTTATCGCCAAGATGGTCAAGACTTTGAAGCTGTTCCACTTAACACACCAATCACTAACTGGGAAACAGATGAGGCTTATCCGATTTTCCACATTCAGGGCAGCGGTGATTTTGTGCTAACTGTCAATGACGTTCAATACAAGATCAACAACATTGATGACGAGATTTACCTTGATTGCGAAAAAAATAAGGCCTTTAAGACCTTAAAAGACAGTCGAGATACTCACATTGACTTTCCCAATCATGATTTTCCGTGCTTAAAGCCTGGGTATAATGTGATCAATTTGAGTGGCAATGCGACTCTTTTTGAATATAAACCACGATGGAGAAAGGTGGGTTAGCTTGGATTTCTTAAAATTTCCGATCCTATTTGAGTCGCTGACAGATGACCATGAGTCCAATGGCTTAGGTGCTATGTCAGACATGATTTCTGGAAAAGTTCAGCGCAATACCTGCCAAATCCCGCAAGCAAACATGGTTTATCCTGCCAATACTCCATTAGCAAATCAAATCACTAATGGAATGATCATCATGGTTGATATGGGGCCACGTGATTGGGAAAAAAGACAGCTGTTTAGAATTGTAGCTTGTCCCAAATCACGACAGGATAGCGCAATTATCACTATCACTGCCAACCATATTTGGGGCGATTTGTCGTATATTCCGTTAAACCCGGCATCAAATGTAACAGCACCAAATGTAAATGCTGCCGATGCTTTTGAGATGCTGAAAGATAACGCAGCATGGCCAGGCTCATTAGCTGGTTTTACCGCTGACACTGATATCAGCAAGGTGGCCAACATTGCTTGGCAGGGAACATCGCTTGATAACATTAACTCGGCAGTTATCGGTGCTGATCAGGCTGGCGATACGCCAACCAATACGATCCAAGCCATTTACAACGCTGAGCTGCGTTTTAATAATCAGCATTTGTCGATTTTGAAACGTGCCGGCAAAGATACTGGCTTGGTCATCAAGTATGGCAAGAATATGACTGGCTTGA